ATAATGGCCAAGAACATGGGTGTGGTCAGGGCTACCTACGACGTACTGGTCCCAAGCCACCAAAGCATCGGGTTCAAAGAACTCGAGCAAGGTGGCCGACCAGACAACGCCGCGGTTGGCCTTGAGAATCTCTGCCTCGATGGATTTTTGTGCCTCAATAGGTACAGAAAACACTTCCTCCACCAACAGTCGTTTAGCGGCTGAAGGTGGCGTCAACAACTTGTCGTAAATCGCCGTCAAAGAGTTGGAGACGGCACCAAGTACTTTGGTGCGCATCCACCAGCCCAAAGTCGGGTCATCGCGAGCGAATTTGTCGACGAGAAGGACGTGCCTCGTGTTCTCGAGAATGCGATACACGAGCGCCCACAAGATGGGGCAGTTTCCGTAAATATAGGCATAAGAGAGGGCAACACAACGTGCATACATGTCTCGTTTGATCTGTTTTCGGCCGGCCATCTTGGCGGGCTGCCAAGAGGCCTTGATACAAGCCTTGATAGGATCAGTGACGTTAGACGTGTCGCCGTCGCCGGTAAAGATGTGGCCGCAGAACGCTGCGGTGTTAACACGCTCTCTCTCTTCCAATTTAACAATGAGACCGTACTGAAGGTAAAGCTCAGGAGCGGGGGGAGTGTCGCGACGACAGGCAATAAGCCCGTCGTCGCCTTCGACTACGAACCGGAAGTCTTCCCAGTAGGTCATACCACTGTCTTCGTAAAGACAAATGGTCACCACTAGGTTGAACAACGTGTTCATCAGGGCCGTCCAACGGTCGCCTGAGAACAAATGGGGTTCGTCAAAATGCACTTTGGTGTGTCGGAAATTTGCAGTGACACTCCACGTGGCACGCATAATGAGCTCACACAACTGCTCAGCCTCCTCCAACGGGAGGAGCGCCTGGCGCACAAACTCCATCAAGATCTGAAAGAGTCTTTTGGTAAAATGCGCCTCGAAGGAAGAATAGTCAGTAGCATGGAAGTACCACGTATCGATGTTGAGCATATCGTCAATGAAGCTGGCCCGAGCTTCTACTGGTACATGTTTGACGATTTCTACGTACGCGTGGTAAATTACTGACTCAGCCCACGCCATAACTGGCCCAAGCATCCACAAAAAATTGGGACGCGTGGCAATGGCGCGGGGTTTCTTAGAGTTGTCGAAGTACGGCTCGTCCTTGAGGAAGAGCCCTAGCTTGAGATATGGATCACCCAAGCCAAGATCATGTCTCTCCATAATGCTGAGGATCGCAGCTTTCTGGCTCCCAGTGTAATTGGAATGATCGAGCCAATAGCCTATGGTCAGGCGCTCGATTTCACTGGTGTCTACATGGCCCACACGAGATGCGAGCTTGATGGTGGTTTCGGAGATCCGGGCCCACTTCGCCTCCTCGCGAACACCGGTGTCGCGGAGCTGACGACCGGCGGTGGCGGCGAACTCGTTTTCAATCGAGTAGGATCC